ATTTAAAAATACTTCGTGATATTTTTCAGGTATCTTACTAAAATCAGCTTTTATTTCTACATTTAATTCAATTGCTCCATCTGTAACTGTTATCAATTTTAATGAATTGTAAGTTTCAACATATTGTGATGATTGAATGTTTAAGTGTCCTCCACCTAAAAATAACTCCGAATCTTTTTTCTTTTCTGCCATAACTTATTTTTTACTTTCCCAATATGATTCTCTAACCTTTGCTCCTAATTCGGCATCGTTGGGTGTGTCTAAAATTGTTCTACTATTTACAGTGATAAGATTTCTATCCTCACCTAAATAACATTCTCTACATAATTGTCCTGCTCCATCTACATAACCATATCTAAAATCTACATGAGCAGTTTTAAGTGTTGTGGTTTTCTTTCCACACATAATACAATCTTCGTAAATGTCCTCAAATGGTATTTCTAATTGTTTTGACATAATTTATATTTTTTGTTTATTTAATTTATCTTGTAATTTGACAACTAACGCACATGACTCATACTCCTCAAAATCAACGAGGACTTGTAATTGTTCTTCTAATAATTCTGGAAATTCTCTACTATCAATGGATAATGTAATAACTATAATCTCTTTAATTAAGACTTTTGCAAAATCAACTCTCTTCTTTTTAGTTCTAATACCATGTTGAATACCATAAACAATTGCTTTTGCAAGTTCTCGTCTATTAAGTTCAAAAATGTCCGAAGGGTCGTTTGCGTGAATTTGAGTTGGAGTGTATCTATTTCTCTTTGTCATGAACCAAATATAAGAAAAATATTTTAATTTTCCAAATTTTGAGTATTAAAAGATTTGAACACTTTTGTAGGTATCATTTTGTATCCTGTATTAGATGTTGTTAAGATACAATTTCTAAATTCTTCCCAATCAATCATATAAGAATTATCCAACATACCACCTGTTTTTGACTTAACTACTTCGTTAAGTGCATTAATAGTGTATATTGAATTAGATTGTTTCTTTCTATGAACCAATATTGTTTTCCATTCGGAAGGAATTGCATTAGAACCTTTCTCAACATTAAAAGTAATAAATGCTTCTTCAGGTCTTATCTTACTTTCTAAAATGAAAACATTTGGATTAGTCAGAGTATAGTTTGTTAATATAAAATCAACCGACTTATCCAATTCCTCCTTTGTCGTAAAAAGGCAAAGTAGTTGTGTATTCATTATTTTCTATTTTTTACACTGCCTTTTAAACAGTTTTGTAATTCAGGACCATACGCAGTTGCAACTTTTTTAGTATTTGCACCGGCTTGTCTCCAATTATCACTTGCTATTCTAACATTATTTCCATTATTTCCAACTAAATAGACTGCACCTGAACCCGCATCTACTTTAACACTTTTTATCAAATGTTCTTTTAATTTATTTCTTTCTTGTGGAGTATCAATTTTACCTTTATATCCGGACAATCTTGCCATACAACCTCTCACATCACGTGGGGTTACACCAACTCCACCCATTTCAACTAACACTTTGTCATCATAGTTTTCAACATATGTATCAATGTGTAAAGATGATAGTGTTCCTGCAACATATGTTTGAACTGCAGGGCCATTTGGGCCTGTGTGTCCTGGTTTTGTTCCATCGGCTTTATGTAAATCATTCATAAATCCAACGTGAACACCATTTAAACCAGCTGCGTGTCTTTCTTTTATATCCTTCATAGCAGCCATTGTTTTTCCTAAACTAGTTTTTGGATTTAACATATTTTGTATATCTTTTGGAGAATATACACCACCCATTGACTTTGATATTTCTTGAGGGGTCATTGATTGTGACTTCTCAAATATACTTTGTGATAAAGTTCCAATTTTTAATATAAATTTACTATAATTTCCAGATAATGTAGATTTATCAATTTTTGGGTCATTCCATACTTGCAATGCATATTGAACGGTTTGTTCTGGTGTGATTTTATTTTGAGCTGCCTGTATTTGTTCTTTAGTTGCGTTTGGATTTTTCTTTAGAATTTCTTCTTTGATTTTATTCTTAATATATTTATCCCCACTCAATGCCGTTAAATATTCAGCAGATGCATCATCTTTACTTTTAATACTACTTCTTCCTGGTAATCTTTGCCCTATATATGCTATTGATTTTGCATCATTTTTACTTATATCATCATATCCGGCCATTGCAATTGCATTCATATCTTCGGAACCTTTTTGAGCTTTTTGTTCTGCCTTTGCTAATTTTACAACAATTTCAGGTTTAATACCACGTTTTTTAGCTTCAGCCATATAATTCTTCAATCTTTGTGCTGGAGTTGTATTATTTTGTGGGTCATTTAAATCTCTACTTTTTTTATTAGAAATATTAAATGCTTCAACATAACCTTTATCATTGGTATAAACTAAATATGTATCATGGTATCCTTTAAATTTATTCCACATTTTAAGTTCTTTCTCATAATGTGCTTTTTCTTCTGGAGTTTTTGCAGCCTTTAATTTATTGTTTAATAATTCTTCGGTTGCACCATCGGTTATACCATTTGCCTTCATTACCGTTCCATTTCCTTTCTCTCTATTCCAATTTGCAGGGCCGTTCTTTTGTAATGATAAAGAACCCATGTAAGCTGAACTTATCCAACTTGTTCTAGCTTCTTCATTTTTGAATTTACTGTCCTTTCCTACATTTGTCTTTTTAAATTGAGCGTCATATGCGGTTACAAATGACTCTCTTTCATTATAAATTTGAACTGCAGTTTTAAAATCATCAGGATTTTTTAAATCTAATTTTTGTGAAATTGAAATTGCTTCCAACTCAACAGCCAATTGTTTAAATTCTCTACCTTTTTGTAAATCTAATATTTTTTGTGTATTCTTTTGATTAACTTGTAATGCTTTTTGATATAATGGTGTATTTTTAGTATCAGATGTTCCGTTTATTAAATCGGTTGCTAGTCCAACATACATACTTTCTCCTGTTGATGCAACCATTCCACCTGCACCCGCTATCTTATCTTTAAACATTTTTTGTTCTTCAGCTGCATGTAAATTGGTCAAAGCTTTTTGTAGTTCTTTTGAGTCTTTAGCTTCTGCAATTGCTCTTTGATATTGATTATTTCTATCGTATTTTGGTGATTCGTTTCCTTCCTCGTCTTCTACACCACTAACTTTTTTGGTTGGTTTTTCTTTTTCAATATCCAATTTAAAATCATCACCACCCAACTTTGTACCTTGTGAGGCCTGTGGTGGCTCTGGTTTATTTGTTTTTTTAGTTGGTTTTTCATCATCATCAGGACCTGCATCCACCATATCAACATCTTTCTCCGAATATCCTGCAGTACCCATCATACTCTTTGCCGTAGTATATGCTTTAGAATTTTTCTTATATCCCAATGCAGATGCAACGGTTACTTGATTGCCTGTTTCTGGATTTGTAAATTTTTGAGTTAATACTTTATCTAATGATTGTTTTTTAGGAGCTTCATTTAAATAAGAAAAATACACTCTTGCTTTCTGTGCCATTTCGTTAGCATCAGAAATACCATTCTCTCTTAATATTTCTACTAATTTTGTAACTTGTTCCTCTTTTGTCAAATCAATAATACCATGCTCTACACGATATTCTAATTCTTTAAGGATTTCTTGGAAATTTATTGACATTTTTATATTATTAAAATGAATTACTTACTAATGTATAATCTTTGTTAGTTAAAGTCTTTTTTGCTTGCTTTAACAAATCATCCACCATCTTATCTCTTTTCTTTGCTGCTTCTGGAGATATACTTCCGTCTTTGTCGTGCTGCTTTTTGATTTGTTGTAACTTACTAACAGCATCTTTATCATCCATATAAATTGCTAATTCAACTGCCGCAGATGAATGGTCGTTGTTATCTGTCATTCTACTTACCTTCTTATTAAAAGCATCGGCTGGGTTATACATTTCTTTTAATGGAATCAAATCTACTAATCTCATACTGATATAATTATATGATATAAATATAAAATTTTAACTTATAACCTCTAAATTGTTATAATTGTTTCCCTCTTCAACTTTAACTGGGAAACCACCCTTCTCCATTATCTCTCTAATGTCGTTTAGAATATTTTCTCTTTCAATAGGATGTGTGTCTATAAGAAAGGCATCATAGGTATAAAGTATCATTTTTGACATTCTCCCACTCAAATACTCCATGACCTCACCAATCTTCATATAATTGATTTCAGTCTCTAGGGATTGTAATAAATAGTTGAATACCTTTTGTTCGTTTGCACTCTCAATTCTATGGAATGGTATTTCTCTTTTATATAAGAGTGTCGTAAGTTTTCCCGAAATGACGAACGATTGGTATAACTTCTTAATGTATTTATCCACTAATTGAAAAAATGGTATTTGACGAGCATTGTCGTCTAATCCCCCATAAAGGTATGTAAAAGTGATTTTCTTTGCCGTATCAATGTCACACCCATAAAGGTTTGCAAGATGTTGGTGAGCCGTTGTACCTTCCGGAAACTCATACCCAACCATTTTCGCAATCAAACGAATGTGATACGACTCATAGTCAAATTGAATCAGAGTACCATGTGGGTGACGACTTATAAACATTTCTCTTGTACCATCGGATTTGTTTAGAGCAGAGTAGTTCACATTGAGATGTCTATTGGATGGTCTACCCGTTGTTGTATATGGATTGTATTGCGTAAACACAATTCCGTTTCGTTTTATGTATTGCGGATTGAAATTAAAACTATCTATAAATTTTTCCTCAACGACTTTTACCCCAGCCCCTTCCAACCTTCCTAATGTGTTAATTGCTGATGTATATTTTCTATACCATTCATTTCTTGTGCTGATGTTTGGGATTGTTTTTAAGATTTCATACCACTTCATTAAAGGTACACAATCATTCAACTCTTTAAAGTCGTTTCTATACCCTCTATAAACCGATTCTACGACCTCATTAAAGATAAATGGTTTCCCATTCTCTTCAAATGATACCCACTCATAATCTAATCCTATGGTGTTTAAATACCTATTGTCTAAAACCAATGTATTGATATGAACTATTTTGGATATGTCAAACTTGTCTAACTTTTTTGCGTCTATGTGATTGAAATTAATTATACCATCACTTCCGTCACTTTGTCTATAATAAAGGAACGACAAACGATTTCCCAATGGGTGTGCTCTATGAGAACTCCACACAGGAATGATAAGGTCAATATTTACATTGCCTCCTAAAAATGATTGTAGAGATTGTTTATCTTCAATTAGGTTCATAGAACTCTAATATACGAAAAATATTTGAGATTACAAAGTTATTTATGGAATTGTAATACGTTTGGTAAATATAAACCTATGTTTTTTAAAGTAGATGCTGTAATTTGAATTGAGTTTTTATTGGATTGTATTACTCCTATATCTATCATACCACCAATTTTATTAAACACTGCTTCAACAGGACCTTTTATTCTCCATTTTAATATTTCTGTTTTCCAATATGGGTTTTGTTGTAAAGTTTTGTAAACATCAAAATTTATTTCAAAAACAAAACCACTACTATCATTTACTTTTTGACAAAAATATCTATCTATAAATCCAGTTTCATAGTCTGTTTCTTTTGGAGTTGGTACTATTGTTTTTGGATTAGAAAAACTATAATCGGTTTTGTTATTTATTAAATCGGTATACATTTATCCTAAAGTTCTTTTGTTAATATCAAATTTTATATTTGAAAGTCTCTTTTGTAATTCTGCCAATTTTTTAGCAGATTCAATTCCTTGTTGTAATGATGCCTTTTCTGCCTCTAAAAATGTATTTGAATCAGCACCCTGAGATATTGTATTTGGTGCCTTTAAAGATTGTTGTTTTGCAAACTCTGCCAACCTTGCACTATCAGGATTTTTCAATTCTGCTAATGATTTTGGTGTGTCTCTGTAAACGAATGTATTATCTTGTATCATTTTTGGTATTTCTACATTTAATACAATTTGATTTTTATCCGGTGGAGTGGGTGTACCAGATGTTTTTTTACCCTCTTTTATTTTAGTTATTTCCTTTCTTGCCTCATATGTTGGAACTGTTGCCTCTTCCAAATCGGTATCATCACTTTTCATTAAATAGGAAGCCTCTATTGTGGTTTTCCATTCATTTTCTGATAATCCATGTTTTACATTTGTTATTTGGAAATATCCATTTCTATTATATATTTCGGGAATACCATCTATGTTAAAATATTCACCACAACTTAATCCAGAAGTTCCATCTATTGCAACCGTAACATCTAAAAATGTTAATACGGTTGTTCCACTTTGTTTTTTTGGAATATGGTATTGTACTAAAGCGGGGTCTTGATATATCATATGATTTGTATCAGAATTTCTATTACTATTATCTGGTTTAAATCTTATATAATTATTTTTTAATACATCTTGATTATTTATTTTTTCGGCCTCAGTTTCTTCGTTTTTGTCTTGTGCCTGTACATCCAATGACGATGTTAATAAATTATTCCAACGTTTTGCTTCTCTAACTAATTCAACTCCTACTTTATTTATACTACAATATCCGTCCGCATTTGGTAAAAAAGATAAATCAGCCGATGCGTATTCTTCATTTTCTGCAACTATTCTTTTATTGTCCGTCTTTCCTTGATCTATGATTTTTAACATATCGTATTCGGTTGCAAACATTGCCTGTCCTTGCATCAATTCACTCATTTCCATATTGAATTCAAATTCTTTTACAATTGAATTCAATGCACCTATTTTAAATCTATATACCTCATTAATATCTAGGTTTTTAAATATATTTTTTAGCTTTCTATCAATAATTGTAAGTGCACCACTGTTAGAAGAATCGTCTTCTTTTTGTAATTCAAGTTTACACAATCCAAACATATTTAAATTAATTTCTGCCAATAAAGAATTTACGATATCACCCTGTGTATACGCTTCATTAAATACTCTAACAAATGTTTCATATTTAATAAATACATTTAATAAATTTCCAGTATGGTTTGGTATATTTATTTGTTTTCCGGAATCGTCATATAATGTTTCGGTTTTTAAATTGAATGAATAATCATTTATACTACATTTATAAAAAGCTGTTGTATCTAAAAGAATTTCATCTTTTTTGTTTGGTAAATCTGCAACTTGTATTTTTGGCAAATCTCCTGGTAATATAAAAACCGGATTTGTTGATATTATGGTTTTCCAAGATGATACCGGCATAACAGGTTTCGTTTGTTCTTTATCTTCGTAATAAAATGCCTTTATTTGTTGGGGTTTATTTGTAAATATTTGAGAATTATTTAATATTTCAAATATCAATCTAAAAGAAATATACGAATCTTTTGAATAGTTTGTATCCTTTTCATCTTTATTTATAATTCCCCAATTAAAAAATTCTTTTTCTAATTCGTATTTAGTACCTGTTTTCTTTTTAAAGCTACTGGTTTCAATCAGTTTTGGTAAATTAATATCGGCTGCTAATTTGTTTAACCATTGCAAATATGGTACAACCTTTTCATTTGAACCTCTGGCAATTTTACCAGTTTGTGATGCTTGTTTTAATGGCATCCACATTTGTAATTCATTTCCTGATGATATTGTGATACTTACATTATATGTTCCGTCTGTATCAGGTGAAAAATTAAAATTTGTAACTTTACCGGCCATATAATCATAGTCATAGTCTGTTTCTTTTAAAACATCTAAATATTGTTGTTTTGCTATTTTATATGCATTATTTGCACGGGAAAATATTTTTATAAATCTACGTTCCCATTCAGCATATCCTTTACCTACAAATAAATTCTTTTCTATTGAATTTGAACTTTTACGAATATCACTTCCATATCCAAACTCTAAAACAACATCCATAGCCGGTCTCAAAAAAAATAATTCAAACATTTCCAATTGCTTCAATGTAAATACTTTCAAATCTACTTTTGCTTCTTTTAATGTATTGTTATTACCATCGGTGTCTATTTCTATTTGTGTAATTATTGGTAAAGAAACCCTTCTATTAACTTCGTTTTCTGCAAGAATTGGTTTACCATTTAAATCATATCCACAAATAGTTGCACCACTTTGATACATATTTTTTACATCGGAACTATTACTAATGACACATCCATAATATGTATTTTCCGTTGTTGGCCACTTTTGTGTATGTATTATTTCCTTTATGTGTTTTCCACTTTGTCTTTTTGTAACAACCGCACCAGAACTAAGCATAGCAAATGGCATGGATAGTGCTTTTAAATTCTTTTGTAAAGGATTTTCTCTTTTTTCAAATTTTTTCTTTAAATCGTCTTTTAGAGGTGCAATAAATGGAAATCCCATAACTTATTTATTTATTTTTTCTAAATCATTTAATATTTTAGAAACATTTGAAGGTATCCTCATTTGTATACCTGGTTCAATTGATAAAGATGCTTCATTTAAATTATTTGCAACGGCAATTATCCACCATAAAGATGGATCATTATAATATTTGTTTGCAAGAATATCCAATCTATCACTTTGTTGTGAAATTATATACATATCATTATCATTTGGTTTTATTTTTGGATATAAAACACTTCCCAAATAATTTTTCTTTGTATATTTGTTAGTTAATGTTGTTGAATATTGGTATCTATTTGACATTCTACTTTATTTATGTTCCTAATTGTGTCATTTGTGCAACTCCTCTCGGTTGTGCTATTGCATTTCCTGTACCTGTCGGTTTTGGTTCTTGAATTGAATCTTCCTTTCTACCATCAAAATCATATTTGTATTTGGTAACAGTTCCTTTTGTTTCTAAATGTTGTTCTATTATTTTCATACCAATACTTACGGACACAACTGACGGGTATAGTTCATTACTTTTACCATCTTCCATATTGTAATTTAAGTTTGTCCAAGTTGTATTTTCATCTATTGTAAAAGATAATGTTTCAATAAAACCAAACAAATTTTTATACATATCACCCATTGATAGATAAATTAAATTTGGTGAAAATGCATATTGTGTAGATTCTGATGTTGTGGTTGAATCGGAATTACTATTTATTTGTTTTAAAGTTACAGGTTCCATATTTTTAGTTCCCATATCTTTTTTATATTGTATTTGAGAAATGGTATCGTATGGAAATGCCAATGATTTTAAATAATTTATTTTTTTAATCATTACTTGTTTTTCCAACACTTCTTTATAATACAACTTTAATTCAAAATTTAAAGTTCTTTCAACACCCAAATACCTATAAGATTTAAATGGTGAACCCAAATATCTAAAATTAGTCCACTCAGGTGTAACATCTTCCGATATTCCAGTTAAAGTTCCAACGAATGGTACTATTTCATTATTTCCATATTTTTGAAATGTTATCCAAACTTGGTTTTGTAGTTCGTATTCTTTTTGTAGTTCTACTAATTGGGTTTGTGTTAGTGATTCTGTTTTTAATATAGTATCATTTGCATTATCCCAAGTTTTTTTCTGTTGAGGGTCTCTTTTTACAACTGTTCCTATAACTTTATCCAATGCTTCTTTTGAATCATTATAAAATGTAAAATGTGTTGAAAACTTAGTAGTTTCTAATATAGTTTTACCGGCATCTGTACTTTGATATTTTTGACCATATGGTAGTCCTCTTGACGGATTTTTATCTTTTAAACCTTTAATTGCATTTATGGCTAAATTTGCAACAGTTGCTGCAGGACTAGATGCACCTTGTTTTATAGTTGCTATTATAGAATTTGGTGAAGGTGGTTCTGGTTTTATAAAATATTCTGTACCCGCATCTACTGCATTTCTAAGAGCTCCTGGTGTTTTAAATAATGATATTGGTTTTGATAAAAAAGATTTACCTTTAAATATAGTATCGGATGGTCTATTTGCCGAACCACCTATTGCACCTGCAATTTGATTACCTATTAAATCACCTAATTTTGTCGGTGATGATGCGAGTAATGCTGCACCTCTTGGTGGATTGATTAAACCTCTACTTTCAATTCTGATATTTTCAGATTTACCATATAGGTCTTTTTTCTGTTCTTTAAATAAATCTAATATTGTCGGCATGTATATGTCTCTATTTAGTATAAATATCTTTTATAAAAATTATCTATCTAACAGTGGTAGACGGCATTACGTTTCTTGCAACACCAAATTGTTTTCTCGCGGTGGATTGTAAAGCTTCCATAATCTTTTTACCATCAACACTCACCGAAGTCCATTTCTCTGCGTCTGTCAATTGATATAAAAGTGTGTTGGCCAATCCTAATTGAGCAACCATTTCCTTTTGTAATTCAATTGCATAAGCAGAATCACTTAATAAAGCACCATCTGTCACAGCTTGTTGAATTCCTGCAGCGGTCAATTGTGTTTCTACATTTTGTTGTGATTCCACCATTGGTTCATTTGCACCTGTTAATGAATCTGCAATAGAACTTCCTCCAAAATAACCAACCATACCACCTACAAGTGCACCTATGGGTGCAAGTGGGCCTGAAATTGCAGCTCCTATTGCAGCTCCGGCTAAACCACCGGCTGCTCCACCACCAGCTCCTGCACCTGCTTGTAGTGTAGTTTGTCCTGCATCTTTTCTTTGTTTATAGTCATATGCAGCAAATAATGCGGTTAGTGCACCACCCATACCTCTAACTCCACCTTTTAAATTTGAACCAACACGTGCACCAAATGCAGGTTTTGCTCCAGAAAGTGCTGATGTAGCTCCTGCTGGTGTACTCATCGGTAATCCTCCTCCTGGTCTTGCTGCCATTATTGCGTTTGCTTGTGGACTTCCAGGTTTATAATATACTCCTCCTTTAGATGCAACATAACCTTGTGATGCTTTGAATGCGTCTGCAGTTGCTTTTGATACAAATTTACCTGCCGCATTATGAACATTACCATGTTTACCAACCATTTTTAATCCGGCAAATTGACTTCCTGTAGCCCCTGCAGCACCTGCACTTGCAGCACCTGCACCTCCAATTCCTGCATTTTTAAGTGCGGTAGCCATTGCCTTACCTAGTATTCTCGGTCCCATAAAAGCCATAACTGCTGCACCGATTAACATAGGTATTGCTGCACCTATACCGATAGCTATTGATTTGGCCATTTCCGTTCTATTCAACGAATTCATTAAATCTTTAAGTCCGGCAGTATTATTTTCTATTGCAACTTGTCTTTGTTTTTCAGCTTCGGATTCCAATAATGTTTTTTGTACGTCTGTCATTGCCGATGCAACTGCTGAACCTATTGCTTTTGCAGATTCACCCGCTTGTTTTGATAATAAAAAGGTTTTATTTCCTACTTTTACTTTTTCACCCTCCAATTCACCTCCCGTTCTACCCGTCCTTGTTGCTATTTTTTGTAATGAATTTAAATCTAATCCACCAGTTGCATTTTTAAGTTGTTCTTGTTGGAACACATTCATTTTTGATGGGTCTAATCCTTGTGCTTTTAGGGCCCTTACCGCTTCTTCGGTTTTTCCGGCTGCGAATAATGCTCTAACTTGTGATAAATCAACCCTTCTACCCAACATTGCTGATAAAGACATTTCGGCTTTAATACTATCTTTATAGTTTAAAACCATACTTCTACCCGCATTTGCTATATCTGTAAATTTGGTTCCTAATGTTTGTGCAAATGTGGCTGCTTTTGCTAATGCAGCAGGTGATTTAAGTTGGTATGATAATGCGTCCTTTGAAGCCTCTGCAACATCCTCCATCAATGCTCCCAAATTAATATTTGCTTGGGATGCCATTGTCCTTAGGCCTTCTTGCATATTAATGGCGGTTTCTTTACTAACACCACCAAGTCTCATAAATGTATCATTAATAGATGCAATTCCTTCCGATGTTTGGCCTGTTCTAGCTGCTAATATTGCCATATCTGCTCCGAATTCACCACTTACATTTGAACCCATTGCAGAAGATGCATCTTTCATCGCCGTTGCAATTGTTTCTGCAGCGATTCCGGCCATTTGTAATTGTGCCGCACCATATCCAACACCACCTAACTTATCACCAAATAATGCCGTTTTAGATGCAGTTTCAAATTCAATACCCATTTGAGTTACTGTATTTGAAAAATCTAATATTGCACTTTCTTTTACAAAATTTCTACCACCAAATATACCTAAAGTTACTTGTTTATTTATTGCATCAATTTCTCCTCTTAAACCTGCAAGTTTTTTATCATAACTTGCAATCGTTCCTAATTTATCACCAAAAAATCCTAAATCATATGCCATTTTTCCAAGTGCGGCACCCATAGCTGCAAATGCCAATGTCAATCCTACTCCACCTTCTGCAGCTTTCATTATAACATCACCCAATTTATCCATAGCAGGTATACCGGTTGATGATATAGTGTCTAATGCAAATCCCATTCCCTCCAAATTCTTTTTACTATTTTCAGCTGCTTTTGCAAGTGCTTGTAATCTATTTTTTTCATCAGTTAATGTTTTTGCTAAATCTTGTCCTGCTTGAGTTGTTTTATCAATTCTATCTATAAAATCTTCTAAACTCTCATAAGCATCAATAACTGAATTATTATATTGAGATGTTGTTATTTGTTGTTTTGCTAATTTTTTTGTAGACTCTGCAAAAGTTTCATTGAATTTTTTGTATGCTGAAGTCGCATTATTAACTTGTTTTTTTAATGAAGAGTCATTTCCTATACTCTTATATACGGTTGCAACAGATGATAATGTTTGCCTTACTGCATCTGCATTACTTTCAAATGCTTGAAATAGTTTACTATCTTTTCCAATAGTAGCTCCTAAACTTCTAAGTTCATCATCTAAATCACCAGAATTTCTAATTGTAGATTCTAATCTTTCATTTAAAGCATTTATAGCGTTATCAAAACGTGTAGTTTCTTGACCCGCTGCTTTTGCAGCATCTCTGAGTCTTTCTAATTCTTCAAGTCTTCTTGTTGATGAACTATTATTTGAACTTCTTGCTGCCATTAAAAATTAAGTTAATTATTTAAGTCCATATTTTTTGATAATATTATCTACACCCGTAGTATCCGCACCATATCTTTTAAGCATTGCTTGTTGGTTTCTCATACTTGTAGACAATTTATCATCATAATCCTTCCATATATCTGCTAAATCAGGGTCAGCTTTGCGAAGTCTTTGAAGCCATTGACTTTCCTTTCCATCAGCTTTTGCTTGGAAAAAACTTTTGAAAAAATCCATTAAACCGGCTTCTTTAACTAATATTTTTTTACGCATATGTATTCATTTATCTTATATAAATATAACATTATTTCAATTTACCTCTTTCTAGCTTTGGATGATGGAGTATTTGATTTGTATACCCTTTCTGCTGCCTTTTTCTCCTCCTCTTTGGTCTTTAATAATTCTCTCCAATAGAACTCTCGAAACTTAACAGGCATGGTGTATACGTCTGTCCAATTGAATCCACCATTTGCATAGTAAACCAATTGAAATAACTTTTGATGTAATAAAGTAGAGTAATTAGTCGGTAGGGTAAAAAAAGTCAACCCCAAAAGGTATACGAAGTGCCTCCGTTTCACCCGTAATCAACGATTCATAATCAAATGTTAAATCTAAATCAGGAGTAATTTCAGATATATGTTTTCTAAGTGCTTTTGAATCTGCTGCTAATAACTGATTGATAACAAAATTATTTATATATCCAATGTCTCTTGTATTATTTACTTCAACAATAAGTCTTCTATATCTAGTTGTAATTTCGTTACTTTGTTTTAAAGTTTTTTCCGATGCTTCCATATCTTTTGCAATTGCAATTTCATCACCATGTGTAAGTAATTTAAACTTAATTGGTGTTTTTGATTTTGGAAGTATAAATTCGTATTCGTTATCTCTATTTAATTTACTTTCGTCAATTTCTTTTATCTTTATTTTAGATAAGTCAATTGTAACCGGAACAGGTTCATTATCTGCAGGGTCATTGATTGTTACATCATACTCAGTACCGAATGCTAATATTCTAGATGTAATTAAGATTGCGTTTTTATCACCCAATACCAAATCATTAATGTTTACTCCTGGTTCAACTACTACTGATTCCAATAACTTATCCAAATGTAATCCTTTACGAATTAGATTTTGATTTGTAATAATGTCTTCTTCTTTTGCAGTCATTAATTTGATTGTAATCTCTCCTTTTGCAAGGGGATTACTTTCTGGATATACCAATCCTTTTGAAGGCAATGATATAGTTTCAGTTGGGAATGCGAATGATTTTTGTGTTTGAGTTGGTTGTGTACCTAATCCTCTTGTAACTTGTTGTTCTATGTTTTGTTCCATAAATAATATAACTTTGTGTTTAATAATATATATACACTTTTAAAAAAAATAAAAAAGGGGATAACATTTCTGCATCCCCTTCTTTTTTATTATTTTTATTCTAAATTAAAACTCAAGTACGGCGTAGTCATACGAAAGTGTAAGTTCAATTGAAACTGGGTCGTTTGAACTCCAATCTAAATCACCAAAGTTAGCTGAATTGATAAATGCTCCTTTTAAAGTCCATTGTTCAACTTTATCACCTACTGGGCCTAAAATATAGAATGTTACATCTTTTTTATAGAAAGCTGCGTATCCATCTCTACCTGTTAATGACTCATGTGATTGTCTAACCCACTCCATAACTTGTTGTGCACCTGATGGTACAATTGGGTCATAAAGTGTTATCGTTACATCGTCCCATGTAGATTTTCCTTTAATCTTTCTTTTTACGTTAATATGGTCTAATTCAACTACTTCCGATGTGAATGTAGGTCTATTCGCAGTTTTGATGATATATGATTCTATACCATTAATTTCCATAATGAATCTATTACTTAACTTAGGTTCAAAATTCTTATAAAAAATTTTATCAAACTCTAATATTTCTGGCATTTCTTTTTATTTTTATTGTTTCTATTATAAATATCTATTTCTTAAATTATCCGTTAAATGCTGCTCCAGTTGGTAAGATGTTGAAATCAATTTGAATGAATTCAGCGGTCTTAGTTGGTTGTAAAAAGATAGAACCTTTCATAATGTTTCTATCAATTACATCTGGAGTATTATTAGAATCGTCCATTACAACACGGAATGCGTACAAACCTTGTCTTTGTTGGATTGATTCTAAATAAGGGTTAACAATATTTAAAAATCTGTTTCTTGTTTCTGATGTGTTTTGTTCAAATACTAAGTATCTTGAAGTAGATGCGATGTATTTTCTTACAGTTAATAATAATCGTCTTACATTAATTCTGTCTAATGCAGATGGTTTATCTTGTAAAGTTTTTTGACCGAATACTACGATACCTTGTCCTGGGAACTGAACGATTGGGTTTACCTTTCCTTCATATAGAGTATCTTTTTCAGACTGAGTTAATCTATTTATTACACTAACTGCTCCTACTAATCCACCTCTATTCAAACCTGCTGGTGCGAACCACTCAGCTGCTACTCTATCGTTTGCTGCAAATACACCTGGAAGTAATACTGATGGTGGAACTGAAATCAATTTGTTTGTATTAACATCAATTGTCTTAACCCATGGGTAGTAAGTTGCTGTCATATTTGAATCTACTGAGTCTGCTTGTGTTGTAGCTTGTGAAATTGAATCACTCGCTGCAGTTGTATCCATAATATAGAAACAATCATCTCTTTGTTCAACCATGTCTAAAACTGAAGTTGCTACCGAAGAATGTAATCTCCTAATAACACCTGGAGTTACAACCATATTGATATCAAATTCATCAGCGTTAGATAATGCAGATATGTGTTTACCATATGCTACTGAACCTGATGATAATGAGTTAGTCAAATTTAATCCTTGTGAGTTACCTGCTATAATATTTGTTCCAGTATAAATTGGAGTTGTTGGATTCATACCATCAAAACCTTCTTGAAATGCTACTACGAATTGTGCAGTTGTATCACCTACTGATAATGTACCACCATTTGATGCGTCTAAACCAAATACTGAATTAGAACCTACACCTGCTCCTGTTGGAATTGGTTTGATATAAATTGAGTTATCTGTGTTACCATCTAAATCAATACCACCAAATACAGTTGATGAAGCACTTACGAATGTTACTGCAGGAATCAAAGCTCCTACACCAGCTGATGCTGAAATAGGTAATTGATATGCTGCGTGACCAAATGGAACTGCTTGAACTGGTGCTGATTCATTTAAGTTTACAATTCTAATATATTTTGAATTATTAACCCAATCACCTGTTTCAGTTATTTTACCTTCTGAATTGATTGTTTGTTTTCTATCACCAATTACTCTACTAATATAGTTTGGAGAATTAGGGTCTAAGTTTACATTAGAATAAGTTTCTAATACATTTTTCTTTTTATTTGTGTCAGAATATCCTCTTACAACTAATGTGAATGTACCATAATCAGTACCATTTACACTACCTGCTGCTTTGATATTTGAAATAGCTATTTTTACTTTTGTATTTGCTGTGTTTCCTGCACCAATCGTTTCAATTTGGAATAGATTGTATCTATCACCAGAAATTGTTTGAGATTTGATATATGGAGTTACTGCTTCTTGTGCATCAAATGTAAATAATTGGTCATCTAATACAGTTACACTAGATGATGTGTTTGTACCAATTGTTACACTATGGTTTTTGAAAAATCCGTAAACATATGCACCTTTAGCTCCTAATGGAGATGTACCAAATGTTGCTTCAATATCGTTTGTATCTTGTGAATCTAATGATGATGTTCCTGCGAAATTTGTTGAACCTGTTACACTAATGATAAAATCACCATTTGATAACGTTGTAAGTGATGAACCACTCAATCCTGTTGTTAATGTGTTTTTATCGGTAGGGAATAAAATACCAACTGATGCTGATACTGAACCCGTAGTTAATGTGAATAATAAAGGATTTTGTCCAGTATATCCACCAATACCTGCCACTCTACAAATTGTTGCTGTTCCTGCTTCTCTTAAATATGATTGTACTGCTAAAGGAGTATAATATGTGTCATCAACTACACCATACAATGTTTCAAACTCAGCTTGTGAATTTACGATTGTTGGTACTAATGGGCCTTCTTTAAAAGGGCCAATGAATGCTGCTCCAATGTCAGCTACACCTTGTTGTAAAAATGAAAGGTCGTTTTCTTTTGTAAATACGCCTGGTGATACTATTTTCTCTGCCATTTTATAATGCTTTAATTTAAATTTATTATTTCTCAATATAAATATAAATTAAAAGTCCAAAACATTAAATTATGAATTGGACTTTTGTATTTTAATTTTTTATGAGATTATATTTTACTATTCAGTAGGTGCTTTAATCAATTTGAAGAATACATTTAAGTTTCCTTCGGTTTCTACATTTGCTAATTCAGATAAGTCAAATGATCTATACTCTAATTCTTTTTCCTCTGATAATAGTTTTTCGTACTCTTGATTAAATTCAATAAAGTTTGAAGTTAATGAACGGGAAACTGTATTTCCTTCTTCATCTTTTACTTCATCGTACATTTTGATGAAAACTTGTCCTTCTTCCTCTGTACCTAATTTTTTAATCAATTCTTCTCTTAGTTTTTCAACGCTTTCTTTTTCAGATGCTACTTTCTTTCCTAATTCGTTTAACCAGAATTTAGATACTAATGAAAGTTTTTCGTTTAATAAACCTTTTGATGTAACTTCTCCTGTTTGTTGATTTTTAACACCGAATAATTCTGCTTCTAATGTTAAGAACTCATGTAACTTAAGACTAATTTTTTCCATAATTCAATTTTAGTTTTGTTTTTGTTTGTGTATATAAATATATATTGTAAATTTTTTTGAAAAGTATATTTTATTGTGATACTTCGTATGTTACGGTAAATCTTAAGTATAATCCTCCTGCTCCTGATGTAGAAGTGGTAGTTGAACTGACTGAACCTTGTCTATCTCCATTTACATTACCTATTGCAAATACTACATAATTTGTGCTGTTAAAAACGGTTGCATCTAAACCAGTAAAATTAGTTCCAGAACACCAAGCACTAAATGGATAAAAATAAACTCCACCTGCTTGCCAGGTCATATTTCCACCTAATCCACTACCACTTCCCGCTGTAAATGGTAAAGACAATCTTAATGTTCCTGAATAACTTGGAAATGTTTGACTGTTTATTAAAATACTTGCCGTAACTAATCTTCCCAGTCTTGTGTAAGAACCTTCTCCTACTGGCCCAGCTCCTGAAGAAGATCCACATGCATATACACACCATTTTCCTTCTTCATAATAATTTAGTACACAATTCCCATTATTAAATTTAACTCCACTTTTTGGACAAATGGTTCCATAGAAACAAGACACACCATTTGTATCAATAAATAAATGATTACCGCCTGCAACTGAAATACTTCCACCCAAATATAATCCATCTCCACTTCTTGCGTTCAAATAAGTTGCTGCACAACTACTATATAATCCGTAAACATTTGTATCTCCTGAAAATCCATATATTGAAGCGTAATATCCTCCTCTTAAATGAATTTGGTTATTATCACCTCCTACTGTTAATCTTCCTGAAGGAGTAGTACAATTTATACCCACACAACCTCCATTGTTTATTACAACTGCTGGATCTGCCACATTGGTTCTAAATTGAATTACACTTCCATACAATCTAATACATCCACCTGTTCCTTCATTATTTAAGTCAAAATTAGAAGTTGTGTTTCCTCTAATAATAGTATTTACAGTATCAACATCAAATGTTATACCACCATTTGCACCACTTCCACTAATATGTAATTTTTTATCAGGATTGAGTGTTCCTATTCCAATACTACCACTAAAATAATGTTTATTAGCACTTGCATAAATACCATATCCAGTAGAGGATAAATTACATATATCAAGTGTTGCATAGGATGAATTATTATTTCTTAATCTAGCAGCATTTTGATTTGCCGATGCAGTTACATATAAAGTACCAGCTGAATCTGTACCTCCTATTTGTAATAATCCCAATGGTGATACAGTACCTATACCAACACTACCACTCATTTCCCAAATACAAGAATCATATAAATGGTCTCCACCTCCAGACTTTGCAATATAATTACAAGTCAAAGTTGTCTCTGTACCAAAGGTTGCTGCTCTAGGTCCTGACATTAAAATACCTCCTGAATAACCTATTGTAGATGGGTTTGAGTATATCCACCTATTACATAAACTATCCCATAACATAGAACCAGTCACTCCTGCAGAACTTCCTGAGTCTTGTACACTTATTCCTGCGTATCTTACTGAGGGAGTTGCTGTATTCAATTGTACTATGTTTGTCCCAATTGAAACTGACGATGCTGAAATATATTGAATTGAAGAACTACCTTGAACTACTAAATCATTTGCAATATAAACACTTCCTGAAAATACTTGTGTACCATAAAATGAATTTGAACCTGTTGTTGCATAACTTCCTGTTTTTGAATTCAGAGATGTGTTATCATTACTTGCACTAAATGTA